CCGGACCACGTGTCGCTTAAGACGCGTTATCTATTTGTTCCAATGACCTCAGTGTTCAACACTGACCCATTGGGTTACGGTAGACATCCCTTAAACTGCTTTTTCCAAGAGCAGAGTGTGGTTGGATTTATTAGGTAGAACCGAACTCGTTCTAGAATCTAGACAGACGTTTCGTCGCAAGAGCCTCAAAGGCTTCTTTTGATGATCGTTTCCGTCGAACAATTCTAGGCGGCGCTTTACGCGCCACGAATTTTGCTACCTTCCTCCAGCGCTTGACCGAGCGAGGGATTAAGATAGTAAGGATGTGAGCATTAGAGATTTCAACCTCTTCTGTTTCACGCCGAACTAAATTAATTCTCGTCGGAACAAGTGCCAGAATGGATAGGCAAGATTCAACGAGACGGAGCGCTTTCGGAAGATTGCGCTCTCGGTCCCATGCCTTCTTGGCCTCACGCAGTACGTTACCTGCTTGGTCTATGGCCGATCTAAACTTCGATGTGAATCGAGGTCTTATGACCGACTTAAACCATGCTGTGTACTCTGCAGTGAACTCGTCACCCATCGGGTGTTCTTGGCGAGGCAGACTTCTCTTCCCATTATTGGGAATGAAAAGATTGTCTACAACGCTTCGAACCCTCTTGAGTGCCGGGCCCAAGCATGAGTCCACCACCTCTGTCCAGATCAGATTGAAGATTTTCTCTTCATCTGCGACTTTAATCTTGCCACGGGAGCTCCCCGTCATTGTGACGGCGAGATACCAGTCAAGAAGAGAGTCGGCTCCTCTCGGAGCACCTGGGCGAAGGAGAAGCAATAAGGTAGATGAAAGGATCCGCGGAAGACCAGTCAGAACCCTCGCGGGTGCTGCTGATGCTGCCTTGAACCCGACACCTATGTACCGCGCCACCTGATACAGAGTTAACTCTGAACCAAGCTTTGCTTCGCAGGCTGACAGGACCTCAGGAACGAATCCTGGGCCCAACCAACCCACGGCAATACCAGCAAGGGACAATGGAGAAATCTCCTTGCCCTTGTAGTAGAACCGTTTAGCGAACTCCAATGTTGAGTTAGAGGAGATAATCGACTTGTGAAAGCCGATACCTACCCCAAACTCAGACATCAGATGTACATACTCGGCTGCGACAGCGCGATCACAGATCACGATGTCGTCACCAAGTACCGCGTACCATGTGAACCAAGATCTATGTCCACGTCGCCAAGCGGCGAATTGGACTATAGCATGATGGGTCCATGCGAGCATTCCCCAAGACGAGTAAGCCCCCATTGGTTGGCCTACACTGTATCGAACAAAGGTTGAACCTTTGCCAAACGTGGTACCGAACTCTTTTGGAGTCCGATAGTCACGGTCGATCAGTAAAGCCGCCCAAGTGTGAGCGAACGAGTCAAGGGTGAAAGCCCCAAGGACGTGTATCTGGAGGGCAATTGGTAACCTATCCGTCGCCGCACTAAGGTCGTAAGACCAGAAGTGCGTCCGCCCTGCCTTCGAGGCACGTTCAAGCAATTCCCTTACGGGTTTTGCCTGATTAAACGTACCATCCTGAGGTATTAAGCCCAGGACTTTATCGAAGATAAAGCGGTGCAACGGGTAAAGTAACCATTGCGTCCAGATATCCACCATTGCGACAATTCGCTTCTTACCAGGTTCCTCCACTACAGAAAGCTTGCCAACATCGAACTGCTCCTGGCCGCCGCACCATTCTGAATCAGGGCTGAACTGGGGGTTCAGACCCGAAGCAGTCTGGGAGGCATGGCAAAGCTTCGACCAATTCTTTGACGTCTTTACGACATCATCGAACCAGGGAAGCCAAGCCAGCTCAGAGGCACCGATGAAGGCGCGCATGTGGTGCATGATACTGAAGAGACGCGGTCGCGAATGAATCGCGATCATGTCAATCCAGGCATTACCCACTGCGAGAACCTTACTGTAACTAGAGTTAGGGCCGGAGGTAAACATCCACTTCCAAACGGGAGTGAATGCCACCAACCGAATCGCACCTCTCAGGCCTTTTGGGTCACCCCAAAAGACTGAGTCCTCACGATCACGGACTCCTAAGTAAGGTTTAATGCCAAACACGAATGACCACTTAACGAAAGTTTGCATAAACTCTCGAAAAGCAGAAATAAGTGCAGGGTGTATATCCTTACCAGGGTCTGTAACCGTAGATAGTGATAGTTTCCCTCTGTAGTCCACCACCCGGTAAAGGGTGAGGAGACCCAGATAGAAAGCTACCACGGTACGATCTCCTCGAAGGAGCCGCTTACGATGTAAGACGGGCATCCAGCGAGGAACCCCCCGGTTCGTTACGGACACCGCAACGCCAGCATCCCTTGGGTCTTGCAACTTACTTCCGGCTAACACCCGTTGTATCAACAGGTGATTCGCCTTCAGGAAGATTGCTAAACCCTTGGAACCTTGGTTATGCTTAGTCCTCATCACTAACCTAGTGAAGTGGAACACAGCCTTTACCCAACCACGGGATTGTCCACCAATCATTAAAGGAACAGCTCGGATGAGCCGCTCCGATAATGATGAAAAGCTTTTTACAGCTTTTTGCCAAATAGCCGATGCTGTCTTTAGCTGTAAAGCTAATTTCAGTGTCATGTTAGGAGTATTATTTTGTAATAATAACCTAGCATCCCGGTTAAGGGAGCTATCCTTCGGTTTCCGCACCCCCCCGTAAGGGGAAGCGGGCCGCAGGCAGGCGATGAAGCCCAGGTGGTTAACCTCCATGGTTGCCCAAGGCAACGTCACTTCCATACCAAAGCCCCCCACCCCTGAGATGTTACTCCCAGAGATGGATTTTACGGGTAGTTACCTAACCCAACTTTGATACTTGGTGTGCTCCTTGAGTACCATGCTACATCACTCGGATCGCTCCGAGGTGTGGTATCGTGCAGATAGGCCCGCTACTTAGGCATTAATTTGGGAGTTTCACCCGCAGTAATCCTGCGCTGGGGTAGCCTCTATCTCTCTCTTGTTAGGAGAGTTAGGGAAGGGATCTGGTTCCCTGGACACAATCCACTAGATGCATCATCTAGCCCTTTGGGGAGGGACCAGCCATAACAGTCGTCGCTTAAGACACAACTTGCGTTGTGAGTCAAACTAAGACCATCATGACCAGTCCTGACAACAGGACTTTGTCATCGAACCCTCTTGCGAGGGT